AAATTATGGCACATTTTGCAAAAATAGGATTAAATGGAAAAGTTCTTCAAGTATTAACACTTGATAACAAAGATATGTTAAATGCTGATGGAGTAGAAGATGAAACAGTTGGACAACAATATTTAGAACAACATAATAACTGGACAGCACAGATGTGGATTCAGACTTCATATAATACATCAGGTAATACTCACAATTCTGGTGGAACTGAATTTAGAGGAAATTATGCAGGAATTGGTTATACTTGGGACGAAGATAATCAAATCTTCTGGTCTAAAAAACCTTATGCTTCTTGGGTAAAACATTTAGAATCTGCTTCTTGGAAATCACCTGTTGGTGACGCACCTACTTTAACAACAGAACAAATATCAGATACATCTAATACTTATAATTATGATTGGAATGAATCTGGTCAATCTTGGGATTTAGTTACTATTCCTGTAGTCTAATTGATTTAGATCAATTTATTTTAATAATATTGACATTATAATACCTTTCTTTATAAAAGGATTGGGTATGAAAAAAAAAGTATTAACGGAACAATCATTGTACTTTGGTGACGTTTCCATGCCTAAAGGTTTTGAAATAGATCAAACCAAATTAACCAAAGATATTTTACAATCTACTTTTAACAATAAAGAATTTCCATTCTCAAAAACTTGGGACATGTTAACAACTTATATGAGAGAACATATAAATGTAGAATATGGTTTTACTTTAGTTAATAAAAAAACATGGGGTGATATTTATAAACCTCAACAAGCAAGTCTTCCTTTATTGAATATAGATCCAGTAGATCTTCGAAACTCACCTGATTATACTTTACTATATGGTGTTAAAGTTGATGGTTGTAGTGTTAGAATTCATTATGATGACAATAGAAGAAAAGGTAGAAGTTGGGATATAGAGTTAAAAAATAATATGTTCATTATGTTTCCCTCTACCAATATGTATTACATCACAAATAATCAGAAAGATTCTTTAAATTTTATTCAAACTATTACTTATGAATTTATCTAATTATTATTGGTATTTTAAATCTGCACTAACTCCTAAATTTTGTGATGATGTTATTAAACATGGATTAAATAATAAAGAAAGTCTAGCTAGAACAGGGGGTTATGGAGATAAAGAATTAACTAAAGACCAAATTAAAGATATGAAAAGAAAAAGAAATTCAGACATTACTTGGTTTAATGATACTTGGATTTATAAAGAAATACATCCTTATATTCATACTGCTAATAAATCTGCAGGCTGGAATTTTGAATGGGATAGGTCTGAATCTTGTCAATTTACAAAATATAAACACGGACAATATTATGATTGGCACTGTGACAGTTGGGATAAAGCTTATAAAAAAGAAGGACCAGACAATGGTAAGATTAGAAAATTATCTGTTACTTGTCAGTTAACTGATGGGTCAGAATATACAGGCGGAGAATTAGAATTTGATTTTAGAAATTATGATCCCCACATGAGAGAAGAAACTAAACATTTAAAACAAGCAAAAGAGATTTTACCTAAAGGATCTATTATTGTATTTCCTTCATTTCTTTGGCATAGAGTTAAACCCGTAATGAAAGGAACAAGGTATTCATTAGTTCTTTGGAATTTAGGATACCCATTTAAATAATATGTTTATTAATAATTATTTCAGTACACCGGTTTGGTCAGAACAAAAACCAGAATTTTTAAAGTCTTTAACTAAAGCTACTAATAAATATATTAAAGACGCTAGAACTATAGATAAAAAAATAATAAAAGCTAACAAAGATTTTGGAATTTCTCATCACTCAACACCTTTAACACAAGATAATGATTTTTTAGATTTTAGAAATTACATTGGTGAAAAGTCATGGGAATTTTTAGATCATCATGGTTATGATATGAAACAATATACAACTATGTTTAGTGAATTATGGGTACAAGAATTTAGTAAGAATGGCGGCGGTCATCATGCAGCTCACATCCATTGGAATCAACATGTATCTGGATTTTATTTCTTAAAATGTAGTGATAAAACATCTATGCCTATTTTCCATGAACCAAGAACTGGAGCTAGAGCTACAAAATTAAAAATGAAACCAGAAATAAAAGGTGTAATGAATGGAACTGAATTGGTCCATTTTAAACCTACACCTGGAACCTTAATTATATTTCCAGGTTTTTTAGAACATGAGTTTTCAGTAGATCATGGTAAGGAACCTTTTAGATTTATACATTGGAATATTCAAGCAATACCAAAGGAGATGGCTAAAGATGTTTAAAAAAGATAAATACACAATTGTTAGGAATGCTATAAATAAAGATTTAGCTTTGTTTCTTTATAATTATTTTATGATGAAAAGACAAGTTTTTGATACTTGTAGTAAAGCTAGATTTATTTCACCTTATGAAGTTTTGTTAGGGGAGTATGAAGGTGAGAATAGTCAAATACCACATACCTATTCAAACTATTCTGATATTGCTATGGAAACTTTAATGTTAAAATGTCAACCGATTATGGAGAAAGCTACAGGATTAAAACTATATCCAGCTTATACTTATGCAAGAATATATAAAAAAGGTGATATTCTTAAAAGACATAAGGATAGATTTAGTTGTGAAATATCTACTACTATGAATTTAGGGGGTGATGATTGGACACTTTATTTAGAACCCTCTGGAAAAGAAGGATTAAAAGGAATATCGGTTAACTTAAAACCAGGAGATATGTTAGCTTATTCTGGCTGCGAAGTAGAGCATTGGCGTAATAAATTTAAAGGTAAGAATTGTGTACAAGTATTTCTTCATTATAATAATAAAAAAACACAAGGCTCTAAAGACAATATGTTTGACAAGCGTCCACATTTAGGTCTTCCATCATGGTTTAAAAAATGATATAAAATTTTTGCAAGTGGGTATTATTTCCACACACCACATATTCACTTGCTTAACTATAGATTAATATTATGAAATTCATTTTAATAAACAAAATATAATGACTAGAAAATCTAACTCCAACATAACTGATCACAATGGAATTAGATTAACCTCCCATGAAAAAGTGTGTGCAGAACGTATGAAAACTCTTTTCAAATCAATGGATGAAGTTAAAAAAGAAATTAAAGAACTTAGAGCTGATATGAACAAAGGCAAAGGAGCAGTAAATTTATTACTTATTCTTGGTGGCTTTGTTGGAATATTAGCAGGTTACTTTAAGTGGAATGGCTAATCGTAAAACAAATATAGCTGGATTAATATCAGAATTAAAAGTACAGTTGCGTCTTGCTGATAATCCTAATATGATAGTATTTACACCTTTAGGTGGTAATGGACCAGTAGATATAGTAACATTAAACCTTACAACTGGAGAGTATCAAGGGTATGATGTTAAGTCTAAAAATTATAGAAAAAAAGATTATACAGGTAAAGATGGTTATGAAAGAAAAAGAATTGGCAGCCTTATACACAGATCAGCAACTCCAGAGCAAAAAAAATTAAAAGTAAAAATCATTTATGCAACTATCTAAACATTTTAAATTAGAAGAATTTACTAAGTCAATGACAGCTACTCGTAAGGGTATCAAGAATGATGCAGGAGCAGGAGATATAAAAAACTTAGAGAATCTTTGTTATGAAGTTCTTGAGCCAGTTAGAGCTAAGTTTGATAAACCTATAACTATAACATCTGGGTATCGTTCAGAAGAATTATGTGAAGCAATAGGTTCAAAAAAAACATCTCAACACGCAAAAGGTCAAGCAGTAGATTTTGAAATTGCTGGTGTACCTAATATTAAAGTAGCTTATTGGCTACAAAACAATGTAGATTTTGACCAACTTATATTAGAATTTTATAATTCTGAAGATCCTGCTGGTGGTTGGGTACATATAAGTTATAATGAAAAAGGTAATAATAGAAAACAAGTATTGACTTATGATGGTAAAAAATTTGATAATGGATTACCAGACATGGAATGGAAAGATGGTAAGGTAGTAAAATAATGTGGTTTAATTTAATAAGTATGGGTCTAAAGACAGGTGCAAAGCTGTACTCAGACAAACAAAAATTTAAGACAAATATGTCTGAAGCAAGACTTCTTCAATCAGAGAAGATGCGAAAAGGTGAGATTGAATACAAGGGTAAGGTATTTGAAAATCAAAAAGGAGATTGGAAAGATGAGTTCGTTTTACTTGTATTGTCATCCCCTCTGTTTCTTCTAGCATATTCTGTATTTGCAGAAGATGAAAAAATGGAAGCTAAACTAGATTTATATTTTGATAAATTAGACAGTATGCCTTGGTGGATAACTGGACTTTGGGTATCAGTAGTAGCTGCAATTTATGGAATAAAAGCAACAGATATAATTAAAACAAATAAAAAATGATAAGCAAAAATTTTGTACAACAGTATAATAAGAAGGTAAGTTTATTATCTCAACAAACAGGTAAAAAAAAACCTAAACCAAAACCTAAATATAAAAAGAAAAAGTAATGGCTAAGCAGAATTTTACACACTATGTAAAAAGAGATCAGCCTAAAAAAAGACCAGGTGTACATAAAAAATCTAAAAACAAATCAGAAAAAAGACAACAAAAACAAAGCAGATATAAAGGTCAAGGTAGTTAATGAGGGTTTTAATCCTCATATTACTTAGTTCACAACCAGAGTTCACAGTTTCCAGTAAACTGGATCTCATATATATAAATCAACCAAATGAAATAATTAATTGTTTTCAATTGATAGATAA